GAAGGGACTAAGACTCATCACATTAGAATCATGCTCGGATTTAGGCTTCTGGCATTCTGCGCAAACTCCATCTTTGAAGGTCATTCTTTTAGGGAAGTTCCCTCCGGTGGGCTTCTCTATGGACTCATAGACAGCAATTCTATTGCCGAACTTATTAGGAGTGCGTTCTCGAATAGCTCCAGGACAGACTATTTCCATAGGCCTCCACCAGTCTTCATGATCTTTAGGAGCTACGGAACCGGATAACCCTAGCACGAAAGCCTGCCATTCCCAGAAGAGCTGCATACGGCATGTTAAGCTTGAGACAGCGCGGGTGCGCTTAGAGTTACCCCGGAATTCAGATATCTCATCAACGACTAGGCATTGAGGAGGTAAGGTCACAGAATCAACTGCCTTCTTGATTGACTGAATCGAGTTTGTGATGATCAAGGGGTGAATCTTCGAGTCCCATTTCCTTATCTCTGCTTCCCAAGTCCTTATAAGGTTCTTAGGACATATGACCCACAGTAACTTCTCATCAGAGTCAAAGAATGGAGCTTTATGATCTCGACATAAAGACTTGACGTACTCCATCAGCTCGATTCCCACGCGAGTTTTTCCAGTGCCCATATCATATGCTCCCATCATCGTCCTCTTAGCGACGGACGCCTGATAAAGCTCTAATTGATGCTGGTATAGGGGAAGTTCACGCTTGATGAGTGGCTGTATAGTCTTATCAATAGGACCATAATATCTAGCTCTCAGTGGACCATTCATAAGGAAGTGCAGAGAAAATACGGTACGGGCACTAAACTCAGCGCTCCATTCCTTATCTTCAAAGAAGTTCCATCGTGTTCCAGCTAGGGAATCCTTAAACTCCTGCTGGAGTTTTCTATTAAACCCTGTATGTAATATGACTCGATTATCACGAACTTCAAATCGAGTATGACACCATCTTTCGCCGTCCCATAGGTCAGCGCTTTTAGGTATTAATCTCCCCATAGTTTCCCTCCAAACTGCTCGGGGTTAATATTTCCCTCATCAAGTGAGGTCTTCCGGTGAATGACCGGGAACCCGCGATTCACATACTTCACCTCCTTAGCATCATGCCATTAGGTAACTCGAATTGCGTTTTTTTGAAAGGTGGGACAGCTAAAAGGTGGTAAAAACTGCCCCGATTGGTGACATTACACAAACACCCCGACCGGGGATTAACCAGTCGGAGCAGGTGAGACTCAACGAGCAGCACCTGGAGGGGGCGCTGCACTAGAAGCAGACGGGGTGACCCCAGCTGCTTTCGTCGAATCTGGATCAAGGAACTTCTCTACATTCTTCTTAGCCTGCTCACCGGAAGGCATCGCAAGTTGAGAAGAAGCAGTCTCAGGGGTAAGCACTACGCCGTCTGCCCCTTTAAGGGGACGAGCGCGGGGAACATACCATTCATTGCCTTTATGCTTTACATACTTACTGTAAAGCTCGAGAGGGTAACCTGTTTCAAAGTCTCCCAGATTATTCAAAGCCGACTTAGTTAAGTGTAGTAAAGCAAAGCCCTTATACTCAGGGAACCAGCACAGAAACTCTGGTCCTGCTGCCTTCTCTTTACCTTTGAAGTTCATATACTCGACAAAGCGCGGATCTTTAGAATCATAAAAGGCTTCCTTGAACTCGTTATTCTCAAATCTGATCGCCTTTGGACGTGCAACCAGCAGGAGAACTTGAATTCCAGACTCTAGGTACTGACCATCCCAGATGAACTTGCCAGCTTTTGCCTGTGGATCGGCGTCATGAGCCTTAACCTCACGAGAGCCACCTTGAAGTAAGCGTACTGAGGAAACAAAGCCTTTCTCTTTACCTATTCTTTCAAGTAACTCTTGAGAAGCTTGATCAGTAGCGCCGGAAGGAGATCGTTTAACATAATCAGTTAACGAGAAGTCGCCCGCTTTCACGGGTAGGTTTTCAGTCATGGTGGATTTTTCCTTTAGTTTGATACTTGATATGTAAATAGGCCAGACCCGACTCTGGCTGTCATAAGTTTATTGTAAAACCCCGGTCGGGCGGAGTTATGATTCAGTCAGATGCTGGACTGGACAGATCGAGAGATCCAGAACGGACCTGAATGGCGAACTGTTTACAGCTCTCAATGATACCATCAAGACCATCACGCTCGATTGTTTCAAGATACTGGATGACTTCCTCAAAAGACTTAGCAGCAACCTCTTTAGGAACAGTGATCCCGAAGTTCTTGACGGCTCGAACCGTATTCTTAACAAGAGAGCGCTCAGTCTTTTGACCAGCCGCTGATTCGTGCTTGGCTTTAGCAGCTTGAAGGGTAGCGGGATCTTGCTGAACTACCCATGCGAGGGTTTCCTTATTAAGACCCAGCTTCTGAATTTCACTATCATCCTGGAACACTTCGATGAGATACGCAGCCTTTCGGACGTAAGGTGAAGGAGGGACAAACTCGCCAGTCTTAACTGCACCGGAAGCCTCAGCCTTCTTCGCCTTCTTTGCGTCATTACAGGCTTGGGCAAAGTCAGAAGTCGTCATGGACTTAGCCTTCTCGACCCAAGTTTCGTCGAGAATGTCAAGAGGCAGGTTTGCAAGCTGCATGGCATTCAGCCCGTTGATTTGCCCGTCCATGACTGGACCACGAGCAAAGTCGGGGAGTCGGTTGATCTTCAGGAGGCGGGAGAGCTTGCCCTTATTGATGTGCAGTTTCTTTGCGAGCTTGTGTTGCGTCCAGTGAGGATTTTGACCGAGTATACGACCACACTGATCTGCCAGATCACCAGCTGATGTATCGACACGGTTCATGTTGTGCTGGACCTGGGACATGAGACGATCATTCAAGCTGATCTGACCGACATACTGACAACGTACCCAGCCGATATCTGGAATGTTAATCTGATCTGCTGTGGTCTTCCCATCTTTGACTTCCTGCTGGAAGATCTTGAAAGCTGCCTTGCGGTGACCGCCATCAACAACTTGTACCGGAGTCGTAGTTCCGATCTTCCCAGCGAGGGGGCCTTCTTCAATCAGAAAGAAGACTGGTGACTCTGCATCGCCTTCGCCGCCTTCATAAAGAGACGTAGTGATAGACTCCTTTTGACCCTCAGCTCTCATTGATTCAAGAACTTGATCCTTAAATTCATCACTGTTTACATCGGGCTCACGAAGAGAGACTTTTGAGGTGTAGAGTTGCTTTAGAGGAACGTAACATTCGATAGGTTTTGAAGTGGATGCCTGTTCTGCGACTGGCACCGTCTGAGTCTGTAGTTGATTCATTAGTTGGATCTCCTAAAAAGTTTTTGGTAAGGAATATGCTTCATATGTGCATTTTACCGGGCACTGTGCATCATGTCAAGATAGAAAATAAAAGAAATCTTTGGCATGATTTTTGCGTCTTCCTTATTAATGACGTGTCCTGGATCAAGACCACCGAGAAAAAAGGAAACTGTTGATGACCGTACGATAATATATCACAAGTTCTTGTTCCGTAGGAATTTCATTGAACTCATATAGATATTTGATGCTAGTTGTTAAATGGACTCTAATCTCATCAGGTTTTCTAGAAAACTCTCTGGCAACCCCTGTAATGTCTCTTCTATTGCGTATCCTAAGAGGGGAGCCGAAAGGAGCAAGAAGGTGTGAAGGGTCGTTTTCACTCATAACTAACGGGAGGCATCTACTGTGAACACATTCGAGTGCGCTCTCAAGAGAATCTACTAAGCCAGTTCGAGCCGTCCAATACTCTTTACATATCGTCAAGTCTTGCAGTCTATCCTCGGAAGGTGTCCCCTTCACACGAGCTGATTCGAAGTGCGTCATCATAGGATGGAATGTAAGAGTTGACTCTACCGGGCACGGATAATTATAGGACTCGTCAAAAGTAATACCTAATACCCGGCACTTCCTGAATTTTAGATAATAGTAGCGGTCCCTAATAACGTTTCGGGGCGGGTTGCCTAAAATGATAACCTTGTGTCCAGGCTTGAAGTCAGGAATTAGTCTTTTCCGATTTAGATAATGATATGTATATTTATATCTGAGTCCATGTTCATTCTTAAACTCTGACCAGAACCGATATAGGGCACGATGATCTCGTCTAGGAGACTCAGGTGATGATGCTATTATAACATAGACTGGGATCTTATTCAGTTTTTTCATATTAAACATCTACCTAACTAGGACTACTACCCAGTTGCCTAAAGATACCTAGTTGCCTAAGTAGAGGAAGGGAATCCCATTCATTATAAGTATAGACCATGCTCTGCATCTTGTCAAGTAGTTACCACGGATTTTTAATAATTCTTTTCACAGCCCGGACCCGCAACTGAAGGGTAGCTGTGAGCTTAAATATACAGACATCCGTGCGAGTCTTGTGTGGTGCTTAATGGGAGCAGACTCTCACGTTCTCTTTATTCTTATTTATTCTCTACTTTTTAAGACTATATGTATAATAGAGAATACTCTAATATACTCGCAGTTAGAAAAGAATTATTAAAAATCCGTGGTAACTACTTGACAAGATGCAGGGCATGGTCTATACTGTACCTATGAGGGGAAATTACACAATGCGAGAAATCCGTTGTATGCCAGTCGAGGCGGAGCTGCTACAGTGTTGGGTCCAGTCTAAGTTCGATGTCCCGTATATTGTAGCAGTGAATGTGGTAAGTATAGAACCGAGCGAACTGAACTATCTCTTAGCCATACTAGCTCGTATGAGATACAGCTATGATGTGTCAGCTGCCGCTTTATGTAGTTGGCTACTTATCCCACAAAGAAACAAACGGCAAACTATGAAATTACACCGTAGACTTAGAGGCCCCCGATTCAGGTTTAATATAAAACTCTTTGTAGGAGGTCAATTAGATGAAAGTACGGAGAAAGAATCAAAGCGGTCGCTCGAAGATGAACACGAAAGAAGGCTCACGCCCCTTCATGATTCATCATCAGAACTATCGTGTGACCATTTCCCGGCGCTTGAGGAGGTCATCATGGGACTGGAAGATAGAAGAACGTCAAAAGCTGGGTCTGTGGGTCACACAAGAAAAAGGAAAAGGAAGCAGTCGCCAGGACGGAAAAGCAAGGGCCGTCAGAGCTCTCAAAGTCATAATCGAGAACATGAGAGAGGAGATAAGAGGTATCCTTCAGATCGAGCTCCCAGATACGGATATGGAACATGAGGGTACTAATATCTTGTGAGCATTCTGGTGTAGTCAGGGATAAATTCATAGAAGCAGGGTACCATGCTACCTCTTGTGACATTCTTCCAACTGAAAGTCCTGGCCCTCACTATCTTGGGGATGTTCGAGACATACTGGATGAAGGATGGGACATGATGATAGCCTTCCCGCCCTGTACGCATCTGTGTGGCTCAGGTGCAAGATGGTGGCCGTACAAAGTCAAGGAGCAAGAAGAAGCCCTTGACTTCATAAGTCTACTTCTCGATGCTCCTATCCCGAAAGTTGCTTTAGAAAATCCGGTTGGGGTGATCTCTTCACGGGTGAGAGAGCCGGATCAGATAATACAGCCGTACCAGTTTGGGCACAATGCTTCAAAGAGAACCTGTTTATGGCTCAAGAACCTCCCGCTCTTGATCCCTACTAAACTCGTAGCGGGAAAGTTTGTTAATGGTAATATGAGGTGGGCAAATCAGTCTAAGAGTGGGCAGAATAATGAACCCGGCTCTTGGGGGCAGGGTAAGAGACGTTCTAGAACCTACTCAGGAATCGCAGATGCCTTCGTCAGTCAGTGGGGAGAACATGAATCATTCTAAGGGATTCGCTAAGTTTATGGAGATCGAAACTTGTGACTGGATTAAAGACATGAGTGATATTGAGATCGTTAAAGAGCTTAAAGAAATATTAGAGGGTGGAGATCCTCTAGCTAATGAATGGATATACTTTATGACTGCATTCGTCAAGGCTGAAGAGAGACTTAGAGCTACGAAAGATGAAAATAAACCTTTCCTCGGACTCATACGGGGTATTTTAGAACTGGGATTAACCCACGTTAGTTAGGAACATCATGACTAGGAGAAAGAAGAAGCCTAGAATATGTGATCAGTGCGATGTCGCTTGCGAGACTACGAGGTATCGTGAAGCTCCCCATGCAAGATTATTATGTGAAATGTGCTTTGATGGACAAAAGAAGCTGATAACTCAAAAGGCTTCTGTGTTCACTGAGCGTCAGCCAGATCCGAGGGCGAGATGAGTCAACAATCCAGTAGAAACTTATATCGTACTTACATGAGATTCGATGGTCGCCGGGGGCAGTTTCATTACATGGCATTAAAGCCTGAGTATGTTGAGACATTTAAGGAGTTTGTCGGTCCCGGCAGTAAGTTTTATAAAAAACTAGAGTCTCAAGGATTCAATATGCAGAGCCTCTCAGTTGAAATCAGAAGGCCTTCTTCAGAAACTCTTCCAAAGGATTAAATATTGTGGAGATTGAATTCATATCTTTCCAGCATGATGATTACTGCTCACCCGCTTTCTACACTAATAGGCAGGGTAAACTCATCTGTGGTTGCGAATGGCGACTCTTACGGAATATTAGGATTAAAGGTGAAAATTATCCTTTTATAGCTCGTGTAGAACTAGACGGCTACCGCATTTCAACAGTTTGGAGCGGGGCTATTGAGCATCCATTTGAAACCCTCGCTACTCACTCAGATGGATACGAGTATCAAGCTAATTATATGACAGAGGTTGAAGCTCGCGCGGGCCACAGGTCTTTCATCAACTCGATCATGTCAGGAGAACGAAAATGATTCACAATAAAAGAAGCTTCAATGTTTCAGAATGCATAAGCCTAGAAGAGGTTTCAGAAGCCCTCTTTGATTATACAAATGTATCTTGTCAGGCTTTCAAGTGGGAGAGCTTGACACTATTCAATGATTCTTTTGGCGTGAATGGTGCCCAAGAATACGCGGTGTATAAAGCTGGTGTTCAACTCGAGTCCTTGACCGTTTCATGGATGGAAAGCAGTGAGAGCCTTGCGAAGACCTTGAAGAAGCTAAACGAAAACGGCTCTGACATTGTTATGAGTCGGCAGATGCCTAACATTTGCAAAGCAAAGGAGCACAGGTGCCAACTTTGTGCATGATCAGTCACTGAAAACGCTTGACGAATTTGATAGTAGACTAATGAAATAGGAGAATAAAGATGGCCGTCACTAGGCTGCAAGCGATTCGCAACTTCCTGACCACACAGGACTGTAAAAATCCTCTGTGGAGCGAAGAGCTAGAAACTCAGGTTAATGTAGGAGAACATGAAGGGGAGCTTGTCCGTGAGGGCAAGCGCCGAACTGTGATTTACGAGGGGGAGAATGGGCAGAAGTGGTATCACTTTCGTATCCCTTTTAATGCCAAGTCAGATGATCACAGTTATAAAGATCCTGTGATGAGTTATGATCTAGCTGCGTATGCAGATCGTATTGGATCTACAGGTTGGAATTGGAAGAAGAACACTTCTGAATGGCTGGCTTATGACTTTGACTCTATTGCTAACCATACTAAGGGGCTCTCTGCTGATGACCTCAAGGAAACACTTCGTAAACTAAAGGAAATTCCTTGGGTAGAGATTAGAAAGTCAAAGTCTGGGAATGGCTTTCACGTCTTTGTAGTTATCCATCCTGACATCCGACCGGTAGTTAATAATCATAGTCAACACGCGGCTCTGGCTAAGGCTGTATTACATTCCATGTCTGGTCTAACTGGATTTAAGTTTGAAGATTCAGTTGACTGTGTGGGTTCGAATGTTTGGCTTTGGAGTCGGGATTCAAACATCTCAAACGGGGCCTTTGAGCTTGTTAAGAAAGGGGAGATGCTCACACAATTACCGGCTAATTGGGAGTTTCATCTAGAAACTGTCAAGAGTCGCACTAATAAACGTTCGGCTTTTGTAGAGATGTTTAAGGAAATTGACGGAGTTGCTGACTCTGATGTCCAGTCGTTCATTGATTTGAATGCAAAGACGCACTTTGTATCACTAGATGATCGACACAGGAAGTTAGTTAAATACGTCACAGAGAATAAGCTTGGATGGTGGGATCAGAATCATAACTGTCTAGTCACACATACAACGGTACTTTCGACTGCCCATGACGTGATGCAGCTTCGTGGTATGTTTCGTACCGCAGCAGCAGGTCGGATCGAAGGGGACCATAACTGCTTTTGTTTTCCAAACCGAGAGGGCTGGACCGTTCGACGATATACTAAAAACGTTGATGAACACACTTACTGGACGACGGATAGCTCAGGTTGGAAGAAGTGTGTTTTCGACTCTGACCCAGACCTAGAAACAGTTATTAGAACTTATAATGGAGTCCTTGGATCTAAAGGTGACTACGAGTTTGAGTCCGGTGATGATCTTGCGAAGGCTCTTAAAACTCTAGGATTCAGTCTAACTGTTGATGTCGGTGTCGCTAGGAGATCAGCCTCCTTATTCGTTAAAAAAGATATGCTCATCGTTAAGATTGCTTATCAGACAACTGATCCGACATCCTCAGATGATATGAAAGGCTGGAGGAAGGAGCCGAGTGCAAAGCCTAAGAACTGGGTACGTGTCTTTAAGTTCAGGGAAAAACAGAAGTATGAACAAGATAACTGTGACCACATAGTTCGAGGAGTGAAGAATGAGCACAACTTCGAGGGCTTCTTCCTTCGGACTGTTAATGGAGAATGGCTCTCTCAGCCTAAGTCTAATCTGGCAGATGGGATTCAGCATTATGGATATAATGTAACTGAATCTAAAGCAATGATAGGAGCAGCGACCGTAGACCCATGGCAAATCGTGTCAGAGCCCTTTCAGCCTGAATATTTGGGAGATAGACAATGGAATCTTAAGGCCGCTCAACTCGCCTGTGAGCCGATAGAAGGTGAGCATCCTACGTGGGATAAGATTATGACCCACGCGGGAGAAGGTATGAATGACGCAGTTGAGGATAATGCTTGGTGCAAACAGAATGGAGTTAAGGATGGCGCAGATTATCTCCGTCTATGGCTGGCCTATATGTTCCAACGCCCGAAGATGAGTTTACCTTACCTATCCTTCTACTCTAAGTCAGAAAACACGGGTAAGTCCTCAATTCACGAGTCCCTGAGTACTTTATTCGTCATGGAACGAGGTTATCAGCGCTGCGAGACGTGTATAAAGTCAGATGGAATGTTTAACGGTGAGCTTCTCGGTACAGTTTTAGGTGTCATTGAAGAAATCGACTTAAATCAACGTAAGTATTCTGATAAAATAAAGGACTGGGTGACTTCCCGTTATCTAAGTATCCATCCTAAAGGTGGAACACCTTTCATGGTTGAGAACACAACGCACTGGATGCAGTTCTCTAATAATCCTGACTATACACCTATGTTTGATGGTGATACTCGGATTGTTCTTATCGGTGTGTCAGAGTTCGGTGACGGTGAAGAGATTGATCGTCATATACTTGACCAGCGTGTTCAGACTGAGAACCCCGCTTTTATATACACACTTCTGAACTATGCCTTGCCCGAACCGACTGGTAGACTACAAATTCCTGTAGTTATGACTAGTGATAAGATGTCAACGATGGAGTCTAAGATGACTGCGTTCGACACCTTCTTGAAAGATCGTGTACATCTGATTAATGGGCAGCTGTTGAATGTATCAGAGTTATATCTTGCGGCTCGGAACTGGATCACTAAGGAGTATGGCTCTCAGATTGCTGACGAATGGTCAGATAGGAAGATGGCTATGTCTGTACCTAGGAGCTGGCCGAAGGGGATGTATGGTAAAGATAGGAAAACCTTTTTTGGAAACAGGACTCTAGATCCTGATGCTGAGACTGGATCTAAGTTTATTATGAAACCTGGTGGAAGAGAGCTTTACAGGCTCCAGATCTGAGGGAACTAACATGGAAATATTTGATGCATCAAGGTTTACGAATAAATTTTCACTAGGACAAGCATTCGCTATGTGTCATGGCTCAGAGATTTCGTACAAAGATCCTGAACTCTATGTAAATCATGCTAAGGATCTTTGGGGATTCAAGAGTGTAGTCCCTTATGATACGGACGGGACGCAAGCTCTTCTATGTTCCAAGCAGGGGCTAAACTGTCTATTCTTTCGGGGTACAGACTTTCAAAGCTTGGATGATATTAAGACCGATATACAAGCTTATCAAGTGTCCCCTAAAGAAATGACTGGAGAAGTTCATGGTGGATTCTATAATGCGTTTCGTAAACTATGGTGGCGAATTCAAGGGGACTTGAAGTGCGCTAAGCAAAACTCTCCAGGTTCTCGACTATATATTGCGGGTCATTCTCTCGGTGGCGCTTTAGCAACTCTATGTGCAGCGATGCTCGCAAAAGAAGGTCAAAGGGTCGATGGCTTGTATACCTTCGGATGTCCACGGGTCGGAGACTCGGATTTCGTTCAGTGGCTTGGAGGGTTGCTTAAAGGTCGGCATTACCGTGTGGTGAACAACTGCGATATCGTGACAAGATGGCCTAAAAGAATGATGGGGTACTCGCATGGTGGTGAATTCCATTACCTCAGTGACTCCGGTCAACATTATATGGACCCCAGTAAGTGGTGGGTCTTTGCAGATCAGTCGGTTGCAAGATTTATGGATATAGGAACCCTCGGCCTCGAAGATATTAAAGATCATAAACTCCGCGGCTCGGGTTCAGACCTAGGGTACTTGGACATACTGGAGAGATTAGAGTATAATGCTAAAAGATGAACAGTGTATTTATGCGATCATGGACTTTGAGACAAATCGACTTCCCACAGTCGGGAAAGACTACAAGGATAGGGCGCTCCCTATTGAAGTCGGAGTTGTTCTAGTAAACTCTGATCTTGAAGTGCTAGGAGTGTATGAATCTTTGATAACACACTCGAATTTTTCGAGTCAGGAACAATGGCATGACAACGAGAAGTCGGCCTTTGATATACACAGGATTCCTCTAGAGTTAATCAAGAATCAAGGAGAGTTTCCAAATAAGGTGACAGATCATATAGACGATCTTGTCGCATATCATATGAATAGTAATTCACTAGTTAATAAATGCGTCATGATTTCAGATAACGTCTTCTTCGACTTCTATATGATGCAGCTTCTATGGGGAGAGAGAAAGCACCCGTTTCACTATGCCCCTATGTGTATGCGAATGGTTCGTCAGTTAACAGGTAGTCATCAGGACAAAGCACACCGGGCATTACCAGATGCTATGCGTATATACAGGGAGCTATTAATTTCACTTGAGAGGTTATCATCATGAACGAGAATAAGGGTATGTTTAAGGACCAAGTTGAAGTTAGTACACGCCGAGAAGGGGTCTATTGGACCCCTCTCGACTGGGTTGCTGAGATGCACAACTTCATGGATGGATTGTACGGAAGTGAGTGGGCTGATGAAACCTTAATTTGGGATCCTTGCTGTGGCGGTGGCAATCTCACACGCGGTCTAAATCCTGCTTATATGATTCAGACTACACTCGGGCAAAAGGATATTAATTCGTTAGGGGGAGAATTACAAGGAGAATTCAGAGTTAGACAAGAATATGACTTCTTAAATGACCTGATAATCCCTGCTCATATTGATAAGATGCTAAAGAGAGCTTCTGCTAATAAGATTCCGGTATTATTCTTAATGAACCCTCCATACGTGACGCCTGGAAAAACAGCTGTGCGACTAGATACTTCTAAGAAGGGGGCCACTGACACACTAGTTAAAGGATTCATGGGAGGTATATATGGATGTGATCAAATGTTCTTACAGTTCTTATGGAGAGCTTTAATTATATGCCGTGAGTATAAGCTACAGTATCGCATCGGTTTATTCTCAGCCACTACTTACCTTCTTAGAAACTCGTTCGATGCTTTGAGAGATATTCTATTCACTAACGTAAAGTTCCGCGACGGGTTTGTTTTTCCATCTAATCATTTTGAGGCAATAACGACTAAGTGGATGGTCCTGTTTGCAGTTTATGAGAGAAACTCTAAAACCCCCTCACCTATTGAGTTCAACTGGCATGTTAAAGATAGAAATAGAGACGGTAAGATAGAGACGATTCAGAAACGTAAGTACTACCGCCTTGATAAGAATAAATCTATGATTAACTGGATTAAAGCTGTGAGTCGCGGTGCCTCGTCAGGGGATAATGTCCCTTGTATGACGACTGGAATAAGGACGAAGCCAAGGGTATCTAAACTTCCGAAAGACGCCTTCGGATTCTTTACCTTTAATAATATGTATTTGCAGGAACGGGATAACACCTACTTCACGTCAAGCGCCAGTGCCGCGAATCGTGGGGTGGCGATTCTCCCCAGTAATTTCTGGAGATTCATAGCTGGATTCTCTGTTATGAGACTTCTGAATAAGAATTGGGCAACTGAGAAGGATGAAATCCATATTCCTAATACTCATGATCGTATGTATCGCGAATGGTGTTATAATGCCCTAGTTTATATGCTGTTTAATAAGCAAAATAATTCATCAGGTAATACTGTTGACTGGGAAGGTGAGATCTGGCGACTCCATAATCACATGTTCTGGATGGAGAAGTCTCATGTGAAATCCATGTGGCCTGACCTCGACTTCGATGAACCTAAGTATAATCACAAAGTTAATCGTCCTTATTATCAAGAAAACTCTGTGCCATGGACTGTATTAAAGCTCGCGGAAGCTTCGGAATCTAATATGCTATGGCCGGAATCAAAAGTTTTACTAAAAAACTTCTTAGGTCTTATGGATGGGATGTATAGAGTTCGTCTTTCTGACCATAAGATCGTACAGTGGCGACGATGGGACGCGGGTTATTTCCAGCTCAGAAGTATGTTCTACTCTTGCCCTGGATGGGATAAGATACTCATACCTTCTCGACAATCTTTACAGGCTCGGCTGATCTCCTACATAGATCGCCTCGGCTTCTTTGGGGTCTATGGCCCAGGGGTACTGAAAATTGCATACGATAGACTTTCCGTTGAGCCAGTTGGGAGATGAAGGACTTCCGTTCTTCAATGCCATGCTCGACTATATGCGTGCGTGTAATATACATTTCTACGTCTTGATGAGTGAGAATCCAACTGTGGTATTCAAAACTGAGATAGACAAACTTATGGCGCAATATTTATTTGCCCAAATAACTAAGGAGAAAAAATGTTCTGGCAACTGTTCCTCGACAAATTAGATAAAGGGCCGGAGGAGAAACTGACGACCCTAGAACAGCAGTCCTCTTCCCAGGGACTCAGAAGGCTTATAGGATCCCTCAGCTCTTCACCAGAGCGAGGTATCGCATTCTTTCAGAATGAACTGAGAGAATCACATGGACGATTCATGATGTGGAATGATCCAGTTAAAAGAATACATGCTCAGCAATCTCTTAATGCAGTATTCCGCGAGATTTTCAAGTCCTGGATCTCAGTTCTTGATGTCCATGACCAGGAGTTGAAGCGAGAGATTGATTCTTTGTTGACCATCAAACAGCAGGATGCCCGAAAGATGGCACTTGAAGCTGAAGCAATGGATCATGTCAGAAATACACTCGAGGAAGAACAGGCTCATAGAGCCGCATTAGCTGAAGAGGCAAAGAAGTTCAATCATGGCTAGAAATTTGTTTCTTATTCTGATGCTTTCTATGTCCGGCTGTTTTACATCTCTTGATAAAAAAGCTGAGAGAGCTACTTACGAAGCAGTATCTCCTCGATATGCTTGTTATATTGAGAATGATCGTGGTCTTATAGACTTAGAGAAACGTGTATATCTGAGAACCCTATACACATGGGGTCTTCGGCTCAAAGTCCCAGAACCTGAACTTACTTACCTTATTAAACTTATCAAGAAGTATGAAGTAGGAGGACATAATGGTAGCGGGTAATATAAAACTAGATAAGACGTGGCTTGGTAAAGGTCTGCGTAAGGATCTCGAAGGTGTTTGGCATAAGTTCTCCGAGAATGATAAACAGACACTTTATTCCATTATTAAAGATCAGCAGGACATACTGCAAGTAGGATTGACCGAAGGACCGGACTGGACTATGGAGATGAATCGAAACATTCAGGCTCAGTTCTCCAATATTTCGGCAGCAGTTCTAGAGGACGTCAAACTTGTATTCGTTAGGCGTCTTGGTGAATACACTTCTTCATTTATGATAGGTCTTGCGAAAGGTATCTTCTAACATGACAACACCAGAAATCGGCTGCTGTGTGGCGAATTTCGTCCATAGTAGTCGGGACATGGACTTCCATAAGTTCTTAAATGACAGTGGGAGTCTTGATGATAACGTACTCAAAGTGAATGAATCCTTGTCTATTACAGTTGATGATCGGGGGTTTGATCCTCATAATTCAGAGGTCAAGATCTATAGTTTTTTAATAAACTCTACAGATCAAGACTTGTGGCGTGATATCTGTCAACAATTATGTCAGTGGTCACCTGTATACTGCCCTCGTTTTAACGACGCTGATGCTGCGACATTTGAAGCTAATAAAGCCGACTTCTTAGTTAAGAAGACGACTATACCAACTTGGATTCCTAATCTTATTAATCCTGATCCTTAGATCAAGGGCCTTTATAGTCAATCATTATCGAGTGTAGCAGGTTGTTGGTGGCATTCATCTGATTCCCTGAAGTATCACGGACTCGGATTACGTCTCCCGCAACCAGCGCTACAGTTCTTATAAAGGATATAGGCGTATTGGTATTGGGAGAATTACTGAATCCCGCTACTAAGCTTGCCACAGCTGGTAGTATCCTCTCTAATGTTGGTGTAGCCCCTGCTGTGAATGCCTTCAACCCGTGGAATGCAACAGTGTACTTTCCCGAGTTGCTCACCGTTAACTCTGTGAAGTTGTTACCTAATGAGAAGCCAATATTATCAGTAACATTGTTCCATTCCATCATAGAAGTTAATCCCAAGACATTAGATCTATGCCCTCCAGCAGAGAACCTGAACCGACTCGGACTATTCAGGTCAAAGTAATTCCGAGTGACTAGATCTTGAGAAGCCGTGGGGTCAGCAGCATTTATACCCCTAAAGCCTCCATGGTCTAAGGTACCTAACATTGCACTAGGTCCACTGGTTGCGAGTAGCCCGAAGTGCGGGTCGTCGATCCGACCTATAGGAATCCATCCGATGTTAGCTTCATTCCTCCTGTATATATTTCGTGTTACTGTATCAATCCAGATTTGAAATGGGGCTGGCGAAACCGGCGCTGTTCCCGAGAATTCTCCCGTCCTCAACGCATCATCTCTGGCTTTGATCTTCGAGAGGGAATCCGAGATCGAGTCGGCTGGTGTTATGTCTTCATAAGTCATGGGCTGCTCCTTCTAAATCTGCATCAGACATGGTACTTATGACCACGCATAAAGGTATAGTAGCTGACTAACCTGCATCTACCTAGGTGTAGAGGGTCAATCTCCTTACTCTCTATATGTAGTAGCTCTTTGGCGAATAACCATCGACCGTACCACATCTCTAAGTCAAAACTAAGTCTAGAGTCGTCCATAAACGACCTGAATGCCTTGACTTGCCCTAGTAGTATATGGTTCGTTAGCTTGACTGCCAACCCATTAACCATTTTCGCTCTTATGACTCTCTTCGGCAACCTTAACCTCTAATCTATTCTTCAATGGTAAAGAAACAGTTTTCTATGCGTGGGCTTGCAAAGGGAAAGACTTCCGCAATGGTTATGAATAGTTGATATTGAATGTACCTCTCCGTGACACCAGCTAGATAATAGCCATCCTCCCACGGGGTTACGTCATTCTGAATATCCGCTATAACATTACTCCTTCTTATCTTCATTTGAACTACCATGTCTTCGTCATCAATGGTCCCGTCCCAGCTTTCTGAATCTGCTTCTATGTCAGACCACAGATAAGTCGCAGCCGTCCAGTCTTTCTCGAGTCTTCTTAGGAGTATTCTAGGATTGATACGTATGATTTTACTAACTCCTCCAGGTCTATCGAAGATTGGTGAAACTAAAGAGGCCCAACCAGGGTGAACGAATGGGAATGTATCATCAAAGATATAGCGATTCTCGAATAAACCTCCAAACGTCAGTCCATCACTCGTATAACCGGCCCAGTCATTTACTTGAGGTGAGTCAGATAAGACGATAGAACCAGCAATTTGGGTGCTGGAAACGGAGGTATCGGTTGCGACCTGACTACTATAGGCACCTGCAAAGTTCCGAGCTCGTATATGAACCCTATTCCTAACAGGTATTTCAAGGTTTGGATCATATGATTGCTCATATGACTGTTCCCCTGTTTCGATACCAAACTCTTGAAATGAGAAGGTTCCGGCAAGTACTCTTGCAATTACACGGGCACCATCCCATCCATGTCCATAACGAATTTCATAGTAGTCTACGAGAGTTTCATCAGCAACCCGCGTCCAGTCCATCTGCATATTACCAGGAGTTGGATATGTGACAACAAAGTTAGTCACCGGGTCTGGTCGATTAGATAGACCTGTATAAGTTTGTGCGACTCTATTAACCTGATTTGGATTCTTCTTATTTCCTCGAATCGAGACTGGGACGACTGCAAACTCATAAGTCGTTCCAGGATTGAGCTCTGTAAGAAGCGTATAAGACGTGCCTGGGAACCCCACGGTGCCCACTTGTTGCCAGAAGTTGAACCCCAGGACACGAAAATAAACCTCAGCTCTCGTAGGAGCTGGGGCACCATTTATGAAGTCAATTGTGGCAAATTGCCAGTTGACCTCTAGTGTACTAAATATAAACCCGTCCTGTCGGGTTCGAGAGACATTGGTTGCAGATAAAGTTATAACATCCAGCGGTGTTTTTCCTGATCTCCCTAGTCTAGAATATACAACTGGCTGCGTGACAATGGTATCATCATAGACTGCTGGTATATACTCTTCTGCCTGAACTGAAAGTTCGAAGTCAGCGGTTAGGTCGATAGACGTCACCTCGAATGGCTTCGACGGAGGTACTCCATATGCATACTGTGATGCCCGTTGTGGTATAAATGAAAACTGACCTGTGCTAATGATTGTCCCAGCAGGATATGAACCGGTCGTGGATGTGACGAGTTGTGTTTCAAGAGTATCTGTATCTATGTCTTGAATGATGACTGATTCACCTCCAATTATTATCAGATCTCGATCAAAGATTAGATCCGTACGGGAAGCGACATTCACACCGTCAGAGATTATTCTCCCGCTCTGACCATATCCCGGTGAGTCATGTGAGAACTCAAACACATCTCCAGGTAGGAGAGAGAATCCATCTAGTGACATTTCAAAACTAATGGATATCTTAACTAGATTAGACCTACGGAGTTCAAGATTAACCTCTCTAAGAGCTTGCTTCTTCTCCGTTATTCCGACCCTTTCGATATTAAGTTCTCTATACCTCGAAGGGGACTTAGGTGCACTATTAGCAGCCCTTGCAGTTTCTTCTTCAAAATCTCGATTCTCATCATCAAACCTTAAGGTAACTGCGTCATAAGTTTCAGCTCTTGACCGAAATCCAATTTTGAGAGTTCCGTCCTTGATGACCCCTTGACCAACTAGGGATATGGGATTACGAAGTCTGTCAATAACAATAGAGACTACGCCATTAGAAAATCTTGGAGCTGCTTGTCCCATAGTACATATGTCGATGAAAGTCCCATAAACTGAGTCCCCACCATTAAATGTATGATTAAATACATTTCTAGCGAGTCCATCTACAATCTCATCATTATAATTTGCCCACGTTAGGAAGCTGTCCAAGTCAATATTGGAAGTACTGAAGAAGTCTCCTAGCCCGAATATACTATTTCTAAGGATATCCAGCGCAACCCATGCAGGATTTTGGGAGAACTGATTTATAAATACCGTGCCCGTCCAAGTGTCTATCCGGCGTCCATCGCACAAGACTTCAACTGTTTTGGCAGACTCACTATTAATCTCTTGTGTCACCAGTCCTTCAAGATCAATGAGCGCTATCTTAGCATAAGCAATGGGCGTCCCGCCAAATTCATCTAAGGAATCCAGCACAGGAGAATGGAGGGAGCCGACTGCTAGTCCACTAGGTGTAGTTCCTATATGACGGAGTTCAAAATCATACTGATCCCGAACTAGCGCAACAGACCTAACAGTCGCAGTAAAGTTATCACGAGCAAGAGCTTCGATATCAAAGTCTACCCATAGTGAGAATGTCGGTGAGCCTGTTGCCTTGTAACGATACTGATAAGATGACTTGATAGTAAGAGGACCGGAAGGATGGTTGTCGAAGATGCCTCCATTGAACCTTATATTAAATTGCACGAAAGCAACTTCATTAGTCGTCGTAAAAGAGACCACTAATAAAGAAGGGAGTAAGGAGACTGAGAAAAGTTGCGTCCCTACATTCCCATGACTATTAGATAACTCGTCTTGTGTTAATGTACCGAATCTAACTGAAAGATTTAAGTCATTAAATGTATTAGAATCATTACTATCAATCTCTAGTGTGCTCAGATTGTTTCCAAAAGCATTGATGTCAGTATCCCCAAATACTTTATCACCGATCCTATGAATGGGACCGAAGCCCAACGCAACTACGAACCTGAATCTTTGCTCCCCTAGTACCTGCTTGCCTGACAGAGTTGCTTCAATAATCTGCCCACCGACCTTAACCCTCCCATAAATTAACGGTATAGGAAAGCCGGGACCAACAGTAAGGATTCGGGCAGGACTCAGTTTAGAGAGTTTCTGTGCTAGGAAATTGGCGGCCTTAGCTTGTCGGAATAGTAATAGAGAGTTAAGTCCTTTCCGTCTGGACTTTCTCCTGAATAAAGATCCTAAGATCCTCTTATATGACCCCATGCTTATACCTCAAAGATCTCCCCGGTAGGCAAGTCCGGGAACGCTCCAAATCGTTTAGGATGTTGACGTGGGAAAGCTGCAAGAACCTCTTGATCTCCCCAGTATCTACATCCGAATGTTCCATCTAATCTCTTCGTGCATGTCTGTCCAGTGTTAGGGACTCCAGCATTCACCCCACACTCGGTTCCCAAGAACTCCCAGTGGCAAAAGTCCTTGAGAAACTTTACCGCTGGGAGTTCTGTATCATCTGATACCATAATCGAAGTCTGAAGTATGATGGAAGTATCATCTGTTTCCACTTCGTCTATGATAAATGTAATATCATAGGAGTCCGTAAAAGGAGGTTCCAAATTTACGAGTCTAAGCAGAACCGTATTCCCCGTCAGTCCTTGCCCCTCAATAATATAAGGCATGAACTTCTGTAGGACATCCTGAATCGTTATAGTGACCCGTTGTATTGTCCCTTCGAGATCTGCACCAATACTAGATAAACTCATAGGGTAAGGATCATAATCATCCCCTAAAAAAGTGATACAAACATTGTTATCAGTCACGAAAAACCCAGTATCCAGTGTGGTATCCATTTGAATCTGAGCAAGCCAGACCCATGGAGCTGAGTTTGAGATCCTGTTTTTACGTGCTATAAACTCTGCGGGAAAGTTTCTCATTAACTACTCGTCGGGTGGATTAGAGGACAGATTTCAGGTATTTTTTCTAAAACTATCTCAGCGTTGTATATTTTACCGGCTGTAGGGCCTACACTAATGAGGTTGAAATTAAAATCCGCCTCCCGAAAGTTCCATCTCTCACCTCGCCAGAGGAAAGTCTCCAATGGTCCGATAGTCAGGAGGAAGAAGTCCCTTAAGAGAACGAATTCACTCTCTATTAGATTCACCCACCTTAATGAAAATGTCTCATCTGAGTCAGTTGCGCGGGACTTCGTTATGTAGTCACCTCCCTGTGACTTCATAGAGTTCCGACGATACGTACATGTCCCATCTAGGGAGAAGGAGGGTTCAACGGGTAGCGTCCCTACAGAAGCGGGTTCAACCGCTATAGGTATCTTTATCATATTATCCTAATGAACTCCTTATAGCATCTCTCGCCCCCGGTATGCGACGAGACTCATTAGCGAGAAGTTGAGAGAGCATTCCAGGACTACGTGTGAACATCTGCTGAAAACTCAGTGCATCATTTGCATTGATGGTGAGATTAACTATAGTCTGTCCTCCCCCTCCTCCATTCTGCATACTAACGGGGATACTCCGCCCATCCGGCAGGGGAACAAAAGCTTCAGGGCCAGCCTCGCCAAACAGAATCGTGGGTTCACTAGTTACCCCTCCTTTAGCCATCCTCGTAATTCCAGAACTTCTTCGTTGAAAGACACCCCCGTCTGCTGCTGCCCCTGACAGGGCACCTGCAAAGGCACCTACTCCTCCTCCTGCTCCTCCTACTCCTGCTCCTGCAAATCCAGCGGAGGCACCACCTGCAGCGCCAGCAAACGCCCCTACTCCTCCGGCAGTAAACAGATTGAGTCCAAATTGTATGGCTTTGAAGAGTAAGAGTTTTATAATCATCTTCGTTAAGTCAGCAAGAACGGACTTTGCAAAGTCTGTAAACGCTTCTTTGGCCGACTTAGTTCCAGATACTACGGCAAAGATCCCACTGACTAATTGACTCTCTAGTGTATTAGCAAGCCCATTTATAAGAGCTTTCCCCTCGACTGCAAAATCTCTGAACTTTACCCTTAAGTCCTCTAGTCCTTGTGATAATCCAAATCCGAATGTCTCTTTGCGCTTCTTATCCCCCTCACCTACACTCTCATTTAGAAAAGAGTCTGCATCCTCGGATCTTCCTGTGCTGAGACTCTTAACAAACTCATCCTTTTGCAGACCTGGTAGTCCGGTTGCACTCTTGAACTCTTCCATGCTCAGAGTGTTTACTAACCTAACAGCCTCTATTCGGAATTGTTTAGCCGATAACATATTTGAATCAAATAAGTCTCTAATAGCTATCAGCTCGGATCTGGCGCGTGGGATCTGATCCAGTACGGGCCTCAAGAATGAGATACTGTCAGTTTTAGCACCTGATTCAGTAAGTGTCTTATTAAACTTTATAATATCCGCTTCTAAAGTTCCTATTATGTTATCTCTAGTAAATACTTTCTTAACTTGTTCTGACTGCTTAGCCAAGAATTCAGTATTGAAAGCGGCAGAAGACTTCTTAAATGCTTCCCTGAATCTTAGGGGCACATCAAGTGCTACCTCGGCAAGAATCTTACCTGTGATTTCAGAAGTCTTACTCAACTGTTTCAAGAATAAACTGAGTTGAAAGCCTGTATTTCTTATTCTCTTCCTGAACAACTCAGGAGATACTGGAAGTCCACGAGAAGGACGCTTCAAGAAAGTCTCAAATTGTGCCTTGAACTCTGAAGTAAAGTCCTTGTTCGTCTCTCCTATAGTCTGCAAGAGACGGGGAAGCTGGAGACGGTCAAGTCTTGCTTTGACTTCAATCCTATTGATTAAGTCAATGATCTCTGGCAAGTTAGCGGTCTCACGATTTAAGGCTTGAGTTCCTCCTTCTTTTCTAATTTTCTCGAATATTTCACGGACCTGAGTGGGGTCTTCCAGCCGACTCTCGATGTTATCCCTAACAGCTTGAGTAAAGATTCCGCCTTTCTCAACATCTAGCTCGTTCGCAAGTGCTGAGTCAAACTTGAAGGATTTGAATTCACTCTTGAAGATGTCTTTCGCCGTGGAAGTTACGTTCTTGATATCCCTAAGAAATAATGAAGTAGCAACCCCGCGCCCTTCATCCGTGCCTACAAGTTTGCGAAAGAATAACCCCTGATCCTCCTGCTTTGAGGTTTTCTTATTAAACTTCCCTCCACCCTCTGTAACTATCCTCTCAATCTCTTTTCTGGATTCCGCCTGTCGTAATATGGAACGATTCAGGGGACCAGCTCCAAACTTACCCCCTTCAAAGAAGTCTTTTCTGATTGATGCAAAGTTGGTTCTATTCGCCTTAATACGATTTCCGACCACATCATCACTAGGTAATTCACCAAACTTCCTTAAGATTGCTTCTAGCGCCTTAAACTGCTCAACAAGTTCTGCGTACTTACTGAAGTCCCTTATGCCCCGAGGATTTACAAGTAGCTTTTCCATTAAATCAGGGATCTCTTTGAGTCTGTCCTTGATGGGTCCAAGGCCCCGGAATAGTGACTGAAAGGACTTTATGGTGAGTTCACCTCCTAATCTTATTTGCTCCTGTGCGTCTCTGAACGCCCGGTCTTCCATAAGGCGACTAAAGGCCGTGGAGAAGACCCTTCGATCTCCTGCTGTTGACTTCTCAATACCTGCGTACATCTTCTTGATAGAATCAACCATACCTGTGCCTAGTTTACTAATCCCCTCCGTGGTTTTCCCCTTAACTCCGATTAATTTATCAACAGAATCCTCAAGACTCTGAGCAATTACAAAATCTGACTGTCTCGCAAGTTCTTTCTTAGTGAACACCTTCAGACGAGTCGTAGTCCGAATCAATTCATCTTCTATGATTTGAATCTCTTTAGTAATTGCCTCTCGACTCGGGAATGCTCCCGTCGCTTCAAGAAACTCTCTTAGAGACACCTTCTTTCCGCCTGTCTTGGCGAGAACGGATTTCAACTGCTTAGCACTAAACTGACTACTGATTCCAGGTAATATACCGAGTATTTCCTGGCCCTCCATCTTAGTCTGTCCCTTTAGTAACTTCCCTACTTCTGACCCTCCCTGTAAGAGGGACATTAATCCATTCTGCTTACCTCCGACAACAAAGAGTGCAATCATTCGCCTAAATTCATTCGCGATCGAATCAAATGCTATACTTGCTCCTGCTATAAAGGGATCCCAAACTACCACGGAAGCTGTAACGAGTGAAGCAATGAATATGTCTATAAGACCTGAAAGTGTTTTTCCTATAGACGCACTCAGACCCTCAAAGGATTCTACAAGGACTCCACTTCTTGTGTCAAAGGAATTCAATACATCATCTATTAAACTATTAAGTAAGGCAGCAAGCTTCTTAAAGTCATTGAATATGACTGAAGTAAACTTTCTTATAGTCGGTCTTGCAGAAGTAAGAAACTTGTTAAACTCTTTGAGTGCCAGTAGTAGACCGGGACGAACTGTCTCTCCTATGTCTGCGAATATCTCTTGTACTAAGGAAGTAAGAACCTTAAACTGAGCATTTAGAGAATTCTCTACTATGGTCTGCGCGTTGCCAAAGCTATCAACTACGTCTAAGAGTGCGTCCCTTATAGCCTCTACGTCATTTGCTATGACCTTGCGAATACCGTTCCCTTCGATTATGGCGCGGCGTCCAACTCGGGTTAAGGTGATACCAAGCCTACGAAGAACCTCAGTCTCCACCCCGATGAAGGCAGATGCTACATCTCGAAGGTCACGATTGAAAATCACTGCGACGTTTGCAAGTTTCTTAGTCACCGCTTCTGCGGCTGGAATACCAACGGCGCGAAGTCTGACGAATGATGCAATAAACTCTTCAGTGGTTAAGGGAGATTTGACAGCCGCCTCTCTAATGGCGGAGAACTCACTCTCTGCTCTAATGGCATCCTGAGTCACGGCACGTAGTTGTTGTCTAAATGTCTCAAAGTTAGCGGTCGTTTGAATGATCGACTTGCCAAGTCTGAACAGTCCGAAGATCCCCGCGCCGACGAAAATAGAGAGTGGTAATAATAAACTTCTTAAAGAGGATCCTACAGAGAGGAAACTCCGCTTAATACCGGCAGCCGCCCGTGCCCCCTTCACTGCCATAACTTTGAAGAGACGGAGAAAATTACGAGTGAGGAATCGCAAAGTCACTGCTACGCCTATTAAGACAGTTCGAGCCCCTCTGCCAAATCTATTTATCGCAGCTCGATTTCTTTTGATAAAAGCTGGGATACTCTTAAACGCATTTTTTATACCATCTAACAACTTTGTGACACGCTGTAAATTCCGACCTCTGAATCTAGCGAACTCTTTGAGACGTCTCTCAGTTGTCCTGGCCTGAGTCTCAAGCCTTAATAATGCGGTAGAAACTTCATTTATCTCATTCGGTCTGAGAGGGGCTCGTCGGTTCCTTGTAGTTATTGATTCCGATACATCTAGTTTATTGTCCCTCGCGATGCCTCTTAGGGCGTTACTTCGACGCTCTCTGTCCTTGAACTTATCCCCTGGACTTGAGGATACCCGGTCGGCCTGTTTCAGAGTTTGTGTGAGCCTCCTGGTCCTCCTCTCTGCCTTCTTTATAGAAAATATAAGATCCTCAGTATTCCCTTCAATCTGTTTTTTAATCTCAGAGGAAGCTTCCTTGAAGAATTTGGCGGTACTCTTTCGTGCCTCTTTTCCGAATGTCTTAATCTTAGCCAGACCCCTCTTTAATGCTGAGTCTTTAATGAGTCCTGGACCCTGGAGTCGGCTGGTCTTCTTCTTATTTATGTCCTGGAGAGCTTGCTTCATCTCCTTCAGACCATTGATCATAAACTTGACTTGCGTACGGGCTCTCCTGAGATTGCCCGTAAACTCATCAAGTAATTTTAGTTTGATCTTAACGTCGCCGCGAGCCATGTTATTACTTCCCTGTTCTGTGTGCTTGCTTACTCTTCGTCTTCATACGGTCCAGACTATCTTGTTCTAACTCCCCGAGTATACGGTCGAACACAAATAGCGCTTGTATAAAGGTTGCAGATTGATCAAGTACACCCCCGTCTATAGGAAACTTCTTATACTTCTTTAGAAGCATGTAGGTATTAAAAACACGATTCTCTAGTCGGAGTTTACGCACCATTGACAGTGGACAGCGAGATTGATGGACAACGCCATTCTTACAGTCCTTATATTTACAAGATTCAGACCTTGTCCCTCTACACCTCGGACAATTTAATGCGTAAACTTCCTGACCAGGCTCGCAGGGCTTGTCACAGCCCCACTTCTCACGGATCATTCCTTCAGGGCATTCGCTTCCATGACCTTTGAGGATGTCTCCTTGAGCAACTCGGGCGACGAGTTCGAGTTTTTTGACTCCTCCTCCGACAGCTTATTGACTTCAAGGGCAGCAGAAATGAGCCTCTGAGTCACATCAGGACCAAAGCATGGGAAGTTTGTAGAAAACATCTCAGTGAAGTCTACTTGTTTACCGTCTGCATACTTGAAGTTAGTCCATCCAAGCAATCCAATCTTCAAAGCGTCCATACAGGCTCTCATAGTATCACGAGTGTTGCCTGAATCCATGTCTGCCATTGCGTCTTCAAAAGCGCAAAGTTCTTCAAAATTCATAAGTTTCATGTGAAACTTGGTTTGATCCTCTTCGGGAAGGGATCTGTCCTCCTTAAACACATATGGCTTAAAGCTTGTTGGGGATAGAGCTACGGGCACGATAGTTCCTCATTCTAAGTGGAGGGAAGTAAGAGTATAAGGGCTAGCCACTTACTAACCCCTATACTCAAACGATCAGCGAACGACGATTTTCATCGCGTCATCACTGATATTACGAACACATTTAAAGTCAGTTCCAGCAAGGAGTAATTCCTCCCGGTTGCCGAATGAAATCCCAGTATACTGGATCTTCTCGACATAGAACTCGACGATATTACCAGCAACGGATCCGACACTTGCATAGAATCTCTCAAGCGTATCTGAAAACCATTTGGCATGGAATCCGAAAGTCGCGACTGGGACCATCTCAGGATCGAAAGCACCATTGAAGTCACGATCAGTAATGATAACTGATCGGATTCCAGATGTGCTTGTAGCATCCATCCTAGATGATAAGGTATTATCAACTTGAATGTTCATCTGACTCAAAACGGGGACATATACGGTGCCCCCGACGTCGAGTTGAATAGTTGCTCCCTGAAACTTCGGAGGGATTAGGTTATCAGCAGTTTCAGCGAAAGGTGCAGAGTCGATAGGATTGGCCCCAGAAGGCCCCTGCATTTCGAACTCAAACCGGCCCGGTTCACCCACGGCCCCAAAGCTAACATTAACACGTCCACGAGCACCTGGGACTGTAGTTCTCACGCCATCTTGATTGACATAAAGTGTCATAGGAGGTGTTGGGAATCCACAGCCGGCATCAGCGGTTGCCGTTGCACTCAGTGTTGAGGATTGACCCGTAATCACATCATTATTGACAAAATCAATGGCATTAATCGACTTATACCACAGTTGACTACTACCCATGTATATCACGCGGGCTGTCCCACCAGAAATACTACCAACAACAGTCTCACCAGGAGTATAGTTCGGAGAAGCATTCAAAGCTACAGTACTCGTAACAATACTATGTGGCTCAAAGCCCCATCCGTATTCTTCATCAACACTGTCGAAAGTCGCGGCATATGAAGCAGGACCAGCGAGAGTTAGGGTAGTGGGCGTTCCAGACCCTGTCAAACGATAAGCCACGAGTTCTGTTACCGAGCGCGGCTGCACAAAGAGCCGATAAGTTGCGCCGTCGCCATCTGTGAGTGTGTCTCCCATTGTAAGGGGTCCACCAGATGTTGCACTAACTGTGATAGCAACGAGCTTCACTTCAGCTAATCCAGAGGCCATAAGGTAATCTGCATAGTTTGGACGTTGTCCTGCAGTCCCTTGTCCCTTTGGTTCAATTTGAAAGTTTACATTCGTGAGAATGGTCCCCGTTATGTTAGCTTCTTTTGATAGATCTGATCTAAAAGGGGTTCTCTCAAACTGAGAAACTTCATAACTCGGATCGACTTCAAAAACGGTTGGAAAAACGTCGTTCGCGTTCAAGACTTCCGCTACCTCTTCGGCATTCTGGAGCCTGCCCGCCAACTGTTTAATCTTATTACGTAAGGCACAAGAACCGGCCATAATATGATCTCCTTATTAGTTGACTACAACAACTTGCCTCAGCCGGAGTGACACTTCTCTTCGAGTGCCTGAAACCCAGCGGAAACTAAACGATTCATCAGCGAGCGTGACCTCAATAGAGATCACCTCACCCGGTGGGGTCCATAACATAGAACCCGATGACTTAATAGAATTGATCAGTGTCTTAAGGTTATCAAACATGCAAGATGTCAAATGCTTAAAGACTAGATCAAACTCACGCTGCTGTCTTTGATTCTTCCGTCGGCGTAAGGCTCGACCAGATGACCTCAACGTATTAAAAACTTCTACAGCCCTATTTTCCTTTATAGGGAATTCAGGTAGTTCATTTAGGGTAGGCACTTTGACCTCCATTTACATAGTTTTATAAGCAACACCCAATCAACCTCTCAAACACTCTCCAAGAATCGACCAGCACCCGCATTATACAAGGCTGTCACGGCGGCACTATCTAATGCGGTGCCTTTCCAGTATGCGAGTTCGTCAATCCGACCAGTGAAGTTCAAAGTCGTAAGGTTTTGATGTGCCCCCAAAGTGAATTTAGCTCCTGCCGTATTCATTGCAAGAGAGTTTGCGTCAGCTGTATCTGAGCCCTCAAAAGCCCCATTGATGTATAGCGACCGTTGATATAGTGCGCCGATCTGCGTTTTTACAATTGAAATGTGATACCAGGTAGACGCTGTGAGGGTTGTGGTTCCAGTAAATGTTTGATTGCCAGAACCTCCAAAAGCCCAAGCTCTAAACATCTGGATAGTGTTTGTCGGTGTCAAACCAACCCTCTCAATGGCATAAAAACCAGTATAGAACTCATGGAAAACCCCAAGAGACGCAGGAGAGCTGTTGACGTAAACCCAATAACTCATTGAATATTCTTGACTTGCTGAGTGAGTGAACGTGCCGGTTCTGCTTAATGAATCAAGGCTCGCGGCATTAAGTTCAACGCAATTGCCATTCTTCCCTGTCGCGCTGAACGTAGGTGATCCAGTTGCCGCAAGGCTATTGTTACTAATTGAGTCAACCAGCGGCGTCCCTGCTTCTTCAAACTTCCAATAACTAACGAGGTATTGATTAAACCCAACTAAATCTGCATGACTGAAACCTAATCCAGACGGTGCTCCTATTGTCGTGAGAAACAATCCTGTCCCTGAGTTATACAGTTCTGTGATGGCTGCTGAGGAAATCGCCTCATTCCAAAACAATACTTCATCTTGCTTATGAGTGCTGTTATTCCCCGAGATCTGAAAGTTATACCCGCTGAGATCGTCTGGTATTGCGGCATCATCGTAACTCCCAAAGAAAGCACCATCGAGATAAACCTCGTGAAGATAAGTGCTAGGCGCTGTAAATGTTCGCTTCCAGGTAATCATTGTCCATTTATTGAGATACCCAGTGAAAGCGCCAATATAAGCATACTGACTGCCGGCTCCACTATTGCCCGACCAAGTTAAGTTGTTCGTGTTATGGAGATAAAGAATATGAGAGTGCGTTGCATCTTTGTTCCATGTTAGAAGAATTGGATACGTGCCTACTGAAGTCACATAGACCCAAGAATTGACCGTCCATTGCCCAGTCAATCCAGGATTAAATCCTGCGCTGGGACGACTGTAGGAAACTCCAGCAGATCCTTGGATTGACGTCCCATTCTTCCCAGTGGCTAGAAACGTAGGGCTACCACCATCTAGAGCCAGTTGATAGTTTACACCGACGCTATCGTCAATAGGAGCGCCCGCGTCATTAAAGGTCCAGCCAGCCTTGAGGTAGGCAGAAAAGGCATTCAGAGTAGGGCCGTCGATTCCTGACGGAGCAGGATGCGTATCAACGCTAACCGTAGTTCCCACGATAGTCAGCGAATTATTGGGATATTTTATAACAGTCGCGCTGACGGATGGAGTTCCATCCGCTTCCTCGATTGTGATCCCTCCGCCGCCGCCAATGCTGTCTGATAATGCTCCCATTAAAACTCCTTCAATTTACTTAGGTAGGCAGGGGGTGATAATCTAAACTTCATTGGGTCCATATTAAAATTGGTATCCATTCAGCGTGAAATCGTAGACGGTCAGTTTCCGGCTTGCTGCCATTGGATTATCCTACTCTATCGTCCAAGTCTTTTCGCACCACCCGGTCACAAGATCATTGTCCTGGGTCGCTGTGATTGTAAGCCCTGCGGCTGTTATGGCTGCGGTCAATGCTGCGGTATAATCCGCACCATCATCCAAATTGAATTTATTGACAATCGGGCAAAGATTGAAATCGCCCGGTGCCTGCGCCGCGATGAATGCTACGGCGCTATCTACTCGTGGGTCGCTCATAGTATAGTCCTCGGTGAAGCTGAGTTATAAAGATCCAAAAGTGCGGTATAGTCTGGGCCTCGGCTGAAAACATATAGCGGCCCGAAGTATCCCGGACAATAGCCACAGAAAAAAGGAACGTCACCACAATTTGCTACTGGTGCAGATACCTGGGATGATATCTCGACGCCATTAACCCCTAGGCTCCAGGTCGATCCTGTGCGCCCAAAACTGACCATGTAGGGCGTCCCCAGCGACCAATAACTATCCCACGAGGTGATTGATAAACCCGCCCGCTGTGTGTTCCCCTCGATGATATAAAAAACACCAGTCGAAGCTAGATAGCCAGTATGTACCCGATTCGTGCTGCTTACCTGATCGGCCCATCCAACGCCTGCTAGTCCCGCCCAAGTTACGCTCGCTTCGCGCTCATAAAAGTAAACGCAGGTGAAATCTTCAGTGTGCCTTGGACCCGGTGGTAGGTTAGTTACGCCGACGACCCCAAGTTTATTTGCACCCGTAAACAGGATTGATTTATTCTGACTTGCGTATAGTGGAGGTTGAGCGTACGAAGCAGCCAGCGAATAATCCCTCAAAGCGCCGCCCATCCCCGGCGCAACAGGCATCACGTATGATGTGTTCGTGTCGGGTTCGTGGGCGCTCGCAAGGCTCTTTTCAAATTCTGTCAGAGCTGCCCCTCCACCGAACGTTATTTTCCCGGTTGCGATTGCTAGGCTATCTGATAATGCGCCCATAATAAGACTCCTTCAACACTTATGTTGAGACGGGGATATAATCTAAACGAACTGCCCAGTCCCAATTCTCCGCAGCGTTGCCCGTGACTCGCAATCTAAGTATACCGTCTACCGAAATACTCAGGGTTGCGCCAGTCCCAGTTGAGAAGTCTGGGGCTGCTCCTACGCCATTATTGGCGCTAGACTCAAGGGTTCCGTTATCAAACTGCACAACCTGCCCCAACCACTGAAAGCTCGCAAAATCCTTATTGTCTCGGATTGCAATGACTCGCCAGTTCGCTTGAAGAGCTTTTACTCCAGTAGTGGATCCCGAGTATGATCCCGCCGTTGTTTGCGTGGCATCAGTCGTAGATACTGTATACTCCTCGACTGTGGAACTCCCCCCACCCAATGCCGCGATAGCCTGTCCGATGCGCAGTGGAGAGAATGACCGCAGAGCAACTTCAGTGCCAGCCTCGGCCTCAGCCTGACTTGCTGCCGCCGCCGCACTACTCTCTAGAGCCGCGATAGCCTGTCCGATGCGCAGTGGAGAGAATGACCGCAGAGCAACTTCAGTGCCAGCCTCGGCCTCAGCCTGACTTGCTGCCGCCGCCGCACTACCGCCTGACGTTGCTAATGCTCGATACTCTGTTCCAGGTGCATACATTCTAGTCTCCTCTATAGCCCAGTTCCAGGTAATATTGTGACACGTTCAATTATTGCTCCGCCAGCCCCTTTGATGACTATTCGACCATCTCTGATAGGCCCAGGCTGTAAAAGAAAATTTATTTCCGTCGGGGTTCCAATTTTAGCCTGCTCGAATAGATGTTTGTCCGTTACATAACTCAGTTCATCCTCAGCTGTAGTAGGACGGGCAGTGTAGATATCCTCATATAGTTCAAACCCCGCAATCCTATTTTGAGACTTGATACGGATCACGGTTGTCCCTGACCAACCAGTGATTCCAATCCTCACTAAAGCAATCTCGAACCCCCTTAAATCTAAGTTATCTATTAAACTTTGATAAGTGGCATCTAAAACCAGAGCTGAGGGGTTGCTCCCGATCCCGTCTCGAATTTGATCGACAATGAAAATGTCTTTGTTTACTGATAGATCCATACTTACCTCAACACCTAACTTCGGCAGGATCTAACCTGCTATGACGGTAGAAGATATCTACCACGACTAGTAATAGGCCTCTCTCTTGAGAGGTTGACTGGTGGAATCTCGAACTTGCAATTACTTCTGTATTGATTGCAAGTCCACCCCGTTGATCATCCTGCATTAGGGCTTTCTTAATATCATGAAGATATTCATCCCCCTCTTCATCAGTGCCTTCGTGAGCCCTGTAGTGAACTTCGATGATCGTGTGTTGAACAACTGATTGCGTTAAATTCTGTGCCGATTCATGTTCGTCTGAGTCAGGGGTATACACGATCGCATAAGGTAGCATCGTCCCTTCATACTCTCCAACCTGGATGCGTGTCACGTCTTCAAACTCATTGAAATACTGTGTTCCTTTCGTAATACCTTTGAGGGTGGCTACAACATTCTTGAGAATCCGATCTGAAACGGGACGTAAAGGGGGCTGGCTACTAGATAAAGTTTTGAATAAAAAGAATTCATCTATGTCTGATAAGTCTAGAGTATTATCCATAGCAATAGAATAGGCTTCATACTCTGTCTCTTGTGTCAATCCTGTGAGTGTGATAACGTCATTAAGAGAAATAGGAACCGTAACACTCTGTGAAATCCACGGCCCACTACCCTTTACGCGGTATTTTATAAGTATACTTTGCAAAGAAGGGTTTGTCGGGATCTGAGTCATCGTAAATATAGTGCTCGTAAGGTCAACAGCCGTCAACTCTACCGTCAGCGTTGTTAAGTCTAAAGCGAATGTCACATTTACCTTTCTTAGTTCTTGAAGCCTGCACGCTTCCAAGCCCTCTTAGTTGCCTTCTCTATCAATATTTTACGGTTGTCTGATACATCTTTTCTTATAAAAGTATCCCTTGCACCGAGTCGTGCTGGAATTTTCACACTCGGAACAAGTTTGAATAGTAATACTGTAATACGCCCGTTTTTCCTAGGCGGTCCCAGTGTTAAGAGATTCTTAGCACGTCTCAGTATTGATCTTGCAACAGTAAGACTCTTAAAACTACGGGCTATGAATAATTTCCCTCGTAAACTTATAGTGAAGGTATCATCAATCTCTGAAGCTTTGAATCTCGGAACACCAGAGGCAGTCCTGACTGAATCTAGAGGGACCGTCAAAAACTTCGCTCTTTTAGGTCTTATTACACCTGAAAATTCATGTATAGCTGCATACCTCTTAGCTCTACCTATTGTAGCAATCATGGTTAAGTTCCGTAAGTCATTTCCCACCGTGATTGAATTAGTTGATCTTGCCAGATCCCCAGTTCTACGTTTCAAACCAGGACGGCCTGATAATCTTTCCCTTATCATGGTACTGACGTAATACCGTCCATGTTTCTTAAATGCCTTTCGGTACTCATCGACAAAGATGTTTCCACCAATAGCTGAACGCATAATGGCGTCGAGGTTAATGAACTCATTGAACTCCATTTCTGCCATTACATTACACTCGTCATCTTGTTCTGCAATGGTCTGATCATATCACGGACTGGATGTATCAATCCGATTGATCTTGTCATGGCGCTTGCTTGTCGGAATGTGACCTGCTGGGTACCTTGGAAGTTCTTTGTTCTCCACAAATAACCACACTGAGTAAGGGTTGCTAGATGCAACTGAGATCTGGTCAATCTCAAAACTTCAAAAGCAGTCTGAAAAGTCCAAGAGGTATTAGTTATATCCCTTGTAGCAACCTTATCCTTCTGACCTGAAAAGTCCCCGATAGGATTCCCTCCAACAAGGTGTATATCACCAGCTGATGGAGTAAGAGTTGAAGGATCATCTAGTCTGGAGATATAATAATCCCGGTCAAATGCATAACCACCTACATACGTCACCTGGAGAGCCCCCACCCCTTGACGGAGGCGGATTCGATCAAGTAACACTAAACCAACTTTACGACGCCCTTCCTCTTCCCACTCATAGTCAGAAGATTCAAGGGCACTCGTATTGCTGAAGTCGCGATCTAAGTCATACTTAATTTCGGTCAAGTCGTGAATTGGGGCGGCTGGCATAACAAATTTACTTTGCAAACTTCCTACATCGAGTCTTGTGATACGTTGTTTTACAACGATCTGCCGACTGAGATACTTTAATATCTGATCTGATACCCCAGTAATTTGGGCTTGAAGTAAGTCATCATCCTGTAAGAACTTACCGACCTTCATATCAAGATACAGACGAAGTTCGGCCAAAGTCACTAGATCTGTTAATGCTGCCGCCACAATTTACTCCTATATCAAGGCGTGATTAGCGCCTGCTTTGTCGTGTGGTTGAACAACAGAGCATTAAGAGGACTCGGATTTACGTCATTATTAGCTGGAACCTCATACTGAGAGGTAACGATAAAACTCGCACCAAATACAATGGCTCCAATAGCAACCGTTGTATTGATTCGAATTTGAGTCCGACCCGTAGGCAATGCCTTGCAGTCAATTCGACCACGGTACACACGGTTCTTCGGGTCTGGTGAGGCCCCTTCAAGGAGCTGAGTGAGTGTGACGGTAGTCCCGTCAGCATCCTTCAGCGGTAAAGGGTTCGCACCTGCATCATCGAGTGTTTCGATGAATCCATCAAGGGTAGCGCCAGCAGCCATGGTACCCACGTCAATTAAGACGAGTGCTTCCATAAAGTCGCGGCACTCGATGATCGCACTATTATGATTTCCTGCTGTACGTGAGACGGGGTCGAATAGTTTCCGCACCCCATACCAGAAGTCGGCTGAATGTTTCATTTTAGATCTCTCCTAATGAAGTTTTTTATGAAACTTGAAAAAGTATGAGCTATAAGCCCGCTTACGCGGGCTATAAGCCCGCTTACGCGGGCTATAAGCCCCTCCTTAATCAGATAAGGGTGGCATCCATTGCTTTAACAAAGGATTCCTTGCGGCGAACATTCGAGTCGAATGCTGACTCAACTACAAGCCAAGTCTCGTCCTGTAAGAACGCACTGCGGCCATTCAAAGAAGCCTGTGTGCTTACACGTACGCGCAAGCGGCTCCAGAATGCTAAGATGAGATCCCGCCAGATTCCAGCGACTACAGGAGAACCTGTACCACCAGTCGTGACGATCGCACCATTTGTCGCATTAGTCTTCGGAAGTGAAGTCGTTTTCGAGAACGCGCTTCCAAGTGCTTCAGCGAGTGAGGCATTTGACATGGGTGGTCTACCCAGCAGATAAGATTGATTTCCAACAGCAGCTTGACCCGAATAATGGTCAACCTTGAGACGCTTCATAAGCGACCATACAGTTGGACGAGACAAGAAGGCAACTTCACCGGGAACATCGTTCTCTTCAATAATGTTACGCATGATCTCGGCATCATCGAAGTTGAAGTTCCGTCCAGCACCAGCATTCAAGCTAAGAGTCTGAATTCCGGGGATTTGCAACAACCCACGGGGCTCTTGCCCTCCTCCTCCGTTGAGGGCTCCAATCTGAAGATGCCGTGCCATCTGCTCGACCATATCTTCTCGAACGAGAGACTCGATCTGCGTGGGACTGTTCTCAATCAACTTGTTTGAGATAGTCACGAACGCCGCAGCATAGCGGGGCTCAAGTTTGATCTGACCAAAGTCAATGTCTGACTCAGTTGGAACACCATTCTCATTCAGCCATGCAACAGATGTCTTGGACTTCTGCTCAGGAATCCAGACGGAAGAACCGCGAAGTCCTGACATGACACGGGCACCGAGCTCCTGTTCGAGGACAAGCTTTTCACGCAATGCTTCAATGAAGTCATCTGCAACCTGGGCTGGAACAAAGAGTCCACCACTCGCATCGACAGAAACTTGATGTCCAGCTTTGAGGAAAGGGTCACCAGAGGCGACCATAGCCTTGCGGGTTTCATGAACCAACTCGCGTTCAAATTCGCCGTCTACAGCCGTCCACGCCTCTTTATCAGATGCGCCATTCTTTTTAAGCGTGAGAGCCATGAAGACTTTCCAGAACTTGAAGTCCTTGGCATCTTCTCGGGTCAGACCTTTAACATCTACGCCAGTCTTACGCTTTGACTCTTTGACAAACACGTCGAGCTCGCCAAGTTGCTTCCGAATGACATCAAAGTCATCTTTCTGTTCTTCGGATCTCTTCTTAATGTTATCAAACTCTGAACGAATCTCTTGAACAGCAGAGCCTGTTTCAGAAGACGTTTTCAAAGTTTGCGCTAGCAACTCCTCGAGCTGCTTGAGCTGTGGGTCCATAGTGGAACCCCCTTCTCTTAATTATGCTCCCGTGGAGCTGCTAATGTGAACTTGTGCCGACTTAATCATATTCGCTAACGAAGCGTCATCAATCCGCCCACCGTAGAGTTCATCGGAGCGCGTAGTCGGTTTAGGGTCATTAAGGAAACTTTTAATTTGTGCTTCCATTTCATCGAAGCGACGTTGTCTTTCGCCAACAGTCTTGAGGCCCTCAACAACCTGACATAACTGCTGAAGGGTTGAGTCTAAAGACTTATGATAATTATGAAGGTCATCCGTCGATAGTCCAACATGTCGATTCTTTGCAAGAACGATAGCGTCTTTATTTGCAGGGACCGTCACAGCTGAAAGTTCGATTAGCGCCTGCTTCTCAAAGAAGAATCCCCACCGACCAAGACCCAGTTCTGTTCTCTCAGTTTCTGTAACAGTCTTGATACGATGTGGATCAAAACGAACACTGAATGAACGAAGAATCCCAGTCGCATACTTGACAACGAGATCGTCCCCCTGCTTGGAATGATCAAAAAAGCTGAAAGAAACCAGTTCATTAGCTAGATGTTCACTTCCAGGCTCTCCTACACCTTTTATGGCATCTGCTCGTGGACGTGACCAAACTTTAATCACGGCACCCACAGACTGATCCATATCGTGATTAAAGAGCAGGACTGGATTTGTCTTAAAATCTTCCAAGACCCATCCGTCAGGATTTAGAATATCACCATCACTATCAACTGCTCCATTAGAAGCCCGATTAAAGAAGGTTCGTTCGTCATCCCCATCCTTGAAGGTGACGCCTGAATCTTCAAACATCTCTGGGAGCATAGTCTTATCAACACTCTCAGATTTATCAGTCTTACCTAGCATTTTGAATGCACGGCTAGGATGCTGCAAGCCCTTAAGGAACTCTTGTTCCAGACTCTCAGCCGCCTTCAGTCTCTCTAAAAGTTTAAGCATTTTCTTCTCCTGCGATCAATACACAGCGGCAATTAATCACTTGCTCTGCCGGACCTGCTGCATCAGATGGCATACGTAATATCCCACCTTTTCCAACTGAGGTCATAAAGTTAAAGTTCATATCCTGCTTAGGCAATCTGCCAAAGCTTACATGATCGTGTCTTACTGTCTCATCCCCTGCTGTGACCCATATTTTCTTCTTTACACCTTCAACTTGGAAGGCTCTAAATCTAGTTTGAGATAAAACTTGTGAAACCTCCGTCCGAGCTATCCTCAGTGCAACTAGAATCTCAAGATCTAAAACCTTAACGAAGCGCTGCTTTATTTCATCAATAGTCTCGTTATCAAGTATGGCAGTAAGGAATTCTCCTTTGAGCTTATGTCGGACTCGGCGTAATGAACCTTTGACACGATCCACAGAAGACTCAATGATTTCAAGAATCTCGTCATCAGCCAAGCTAAAAGCAAATATACCACCGAGCTCAAATTGTAGAGAACTGAATGCAGATTTTGCAGTTTCCACTCCCGTTTCTCTAGCGATCCTCGCAATTTTACTTTCCCACTCCTGCTTAGCGAACAGCACACGTTCTACATCCTGAGCTGAAAGATTCTTTTCTCTAGGGTTATCAACTAAACTCAGTTGCTCTTTTCGTAGTTTCTTATAAAACTTTTGTAATCTATCCAGCATCTCCTGCTCATGTGGCTGCGAAAAGTCGGCATTGAAATTATTTACATTAAAACCTTTTACATTGACATGTATAGCTTGTTTCTGTAAATTCTTCCTCATGGCTGAAATTGAATTACCATTTGGATTAGTCACTTCAGCTTGATCGACAGCCTGTGGAGTTTGTGAGGAAGAGCCATTTTCTACACCAGCTTCTTCCAGCTTTAAAAAGGTTCTGAGTGCCGAGTTACCATACGCAGATCCACCCCATTCTGCACTTGCGAAGTCCATTTCAAATCGGTCATTAACTTCATTCCGAGAGAACCCAGAGCCTAATAAGTCCTTCGCCGCCTTCGCAACCTCGGCTACAGTTCCTCTTAACCCCTCAACCCTCGCCAAGTCAAATACCAAAAACAATGAAGGATCAATCTGCTTGAGAACTTTGTTATAGAACATCTCACTATAATAAATCAACAGCGGAATGATAGTCATTTGAAAGAAGGCGGTCTTTGCAGCCTCGAAGGTTGCTCGATTGACTTCATCTTCTTGTCCACCGATCATAGCTTTAGGAATGCCAAAGATAGCCAAGACTATTAGAAACGTCCACTTCTGCTGGTCCGTGAACTCCATGTCCCTGTGTGATGTCTGCTCCGCGATGCCAAGGCCACCATCAAGAATCATAGGCTTCTTTGCACTGGCTGCTCCTTGATGTCGTGCCTTCAATCGCTGTAACATCTCGTCTTTCTTTTCAGTATCCAACTCTTCGTCGGTCGTCAGAATAAGACCCGGTTCAGCTCCATTTTTGAAGAACGATTCATTAAATAAATCAGCGAGGAAGCTCTGAACCAGTTGAGATCTCGCTGAAGTCAGCGGAGATAGACCATCAAGTTCATCAAAAGGATGCATCTTATAGAATCTTACAATCTCATCCAACTCGAATCTATTATCTTCTTCTTTACTCTGACCACCATCAAAGTCATTTGTTCCTGCGCTCCTAGTCCTCTGCCAACTTCTTAACATACCTTTAATAACGTTAGGTTCAAATTGCCACTTGGGTTTTACCCAAATCTCTTTGATCTCATTACTGCCTAGTTTCTCAAGAATCCAGAATACCTGTCCATCATGGAGTAGCCGACGTGTCGTATGATCGAATAATTGAGAACTCGTTAAATGCGGGTTGGGCTCGTCTAAGAGATCTAGTATAGGATGTTCAAGGATCTCTTCGAGTCCTTTGACAAAGGCTTTTCCATGTTTCTTTGTGAAACTTTCATTTTCGCCAATTGATTTGATATGTTCTGCGAGTTTTGCACCTTTCCACTTAGCACCTTCCCGTGTGTTATACTGGACTGCATTGAAGTTTCTACGAAAAGAGGACGCATTGAACGCCTCATTTCGCACAAGCTTAACAGGGACGCTAGAAACGGCAGTCGCAATGGTGTCGATTGCTGAGTAGACATAAGGGGACTGCATAAGAGGATGAGAGAAGCGGTCGCTTGCCCCATCCTTATCTAGTCCGTCTAGGAGAGCCCCAAATAGTCCCTTTACTCCCACTTTACTCCAATACTATCTCGCTCAAGAATAACGTTTTTAGTCTTCCACATAAACACCAGGACTACGTTTCTTAACGTTTCTAATACACCAGGCAATACCGACTGCAAAGATGTGATCATCATGTTCTCCATTTGCTGCTTGGTACTTGCCATGAATGTCAGCTATAAAAACCTTCGCTTCAGACCAGAAATTCACGTCTTTACTAACTAAAACCTTTTCACCCATCGCCTTAGCTAATACGTCTAACATTATTGGTCTTGTCTTAACATTCGTAGGCCAGCCAGTTCTCTTCTTGCGTTCTACCCTTGTCTTTCCTTTAAAGTCATACTCGACATGTCTATACAAGTTCTTGTAATTATGAACGAATTCTGCTAAGTTTATTACAGCATGTCCGTGTTGCTGTGACTCAATCCCCCAGAAGGCGTTATTATACAACTTACAAAGGTCTATACTCTTTTGAGTAAAGATATGCACTTTCCACTGACAAGTTAGACTGGCTACATGCTCTCCAGTCTCTTTGTCAATGACCGCCGTAACTGACCAGTCATTGTCAGGCCCCTCAGTTCCCGAAGCGACGTCAGATCCTGCGATGTACTCTCTCCCCGGAATCGGTGGCTTCCACAGACGCAACGCGCCGCCCCACTTTGTATAGCCTTGCTGCATTGCTCCTGGAGCTGCACAGTTTCTGAGTCCCTCTGCGACGAGGAACTTATCAAAGTATGTTTGTCCTGTGAGGAGAAATGCTGTCTCGTCATCTTCTGGAAACTCCTGTAAAAACAACCTCGGAAGTGTGGCTTGCATACGTCTTCGCCACTTGATATGCTCAAGTGACAGCTGAAACTTTTGAATTAACCTCTTCTCATCATCCCCTAAGCTCTCTATGATCTCCTCTCTGTCATCCAGTATGAGAGGTAATACATTCAAATCATCTCTAAACCAAGGTAAGAAGATAGGAACCCAGTCACTCTCCGGATTCTTCTTTGCATCTTTCCACTTCTCGTAAAAGTGGTTGTGTCCATTCGCAGTTGTTTCTAAAACTACTTCTCCATGCGAGGTTGCTAGTACTAAACCAGCAAGGAGACTGTCTATTTCGTCTGCCGCCCCCGGCCAGAATGCTACCTCAGAACCATGCAACTTCTGAAACGTCGAGCCGCGAGCAGATGCCTTTGCTCGCGCAGTCCCAATTGTATAGTCGGACCTTATTCTTGGGTATACTAACTCTTTTTTGATGGACCTGGTTCTCTCTGGTCGTAGGTCTGGAGAGAGCTTTTCATAATAAAGCCTACATATGTTAAAGATTTTCTGAGTGTCTTCCTTCGTGTGAGCGAGTGTAAAAGCTGACTGTCCTTTATGTAAAGTCTGGTAAAATGATTGAGCCTGCTCCTCTGTCGTGATTCCGCCACGTCGATACTTAAGAACCAGGAAACGAGTATAACCAGCACGTCGAGCCCTCAGTTTTAAGGTTCTATACTTTTTTTGTATCGAGTTTCGTATAAGGGGTCTTTCGCGCCCCTTCTTATCAATTATATGTAGGAAGGCATCTGCAAACTCAGGGAACTTCGGGAGTTTAGTGGTCGCTATCAACATCAGCCGTCCCGCATATTACGAATTTTTCGTAACTCCTCTAATAAACTCTTATGATAAATCCCAGTCTCGCTGATCCCCCGATGTCTAGTCTTCTCTTCTGCGTCCATGTGCTCTTTGAGTTCTTTTCGGACGGTGGTGATATTGTGATTCAGCATCGCGAAGCCGTCTTCCACCTTTCTCACAAGTCCGGTTCTCTCTCCGGCAGCTTTTATCTGCGACTCTCTAAGGTTTCGAATCTCTTCGGAATACACCTTTTGTTGACTCTTGAGGGTGGCCAGTTCTCGCTCTTGCTCTGCATTCTGCTGCACCTCTGCGCGGATTTCGGATTTAATTTCCGCAGTTTCCCGCGTAAACTTTACAGCAAGGCCAATTAAACCTGCTATAAAAGATAATATAGTGATGCACCCTGCGATTATTGACATCAAAGTTGATGCGTCCATTAAACATTTCCTTATTAAACTCTTAATGAACTACTCATTTTCATCTACTTCAATGTCGCTTCCCAATCCCAATACACCAACAACATCCGAGCTCTTAACCTTGCGTAATGTCTCCGACATCTCGGACTCTCGCCTATCGAGTTCATCTATTTGTTCACTCAGCATTCTACGTTGCTCTATAGCCTCCGACACTTCAAGTTCTGCAGCACTCTTCTGATCCTGTGCAGATGTTGTCCAGCCAGCCATGGCGTTGAGTCCTGCCAGCGGTATTGCAGCTGCGCGTAAGTCCCTCTGACTCGGACAGTCAATCCTTGATTCAAAGTTGGCAGCGCGACTAATATTAGTCGCGATCTCAACTTCTTTATCTTCATTCTCTCCGAGATACAAGCGTAGCCAAGCGAGTCGTATGCCTGATAACTTGGCACATAACTTTGGTGGTAACTCCGTGTGGATAGATAAGGCAAGGTAAGTTTCTCTCCAGGCAGTAGGTGGATTTATCTCTGAAACTTTACCACCGAGAGATAAGAACTTACTAATTGTATAAGCCCGGACGTACTCATCTTCATACCCCTCTGGAGCCTTAGCCCTAGCCGCATGAACTTCATCGTCCTTTAGTTGTCTAACTAAGGTGTCTAGACTTTCTCTCATATATAGCTATTATAACATAATTCGGCCCAGAAGTCAAGGAAAAAGTAAACTAATTCTCAGCCCTAGATAACAATGGAATTACTTGCTAGCTACAGTTATCTTTGTATCTTGTTTCTGAAGTCTTGCCTTTTGGCTCTTGTGAAACACTGTCTGGACTGCGAGTCTAGACTGAGGAGAGCCGACTCCCGATTTCCTTTATTCTTTATTATTCTTTATAAAATTTAAGATAGTATCAAGAATAGAGTATACTCAGAGAGACTCACTGATAGTGGACCCTGGCCTTTTGAGCCTATACCCCCGGCTCTTTGCCTATCCCTTTGCAAGTTTTATATGAAATAGATGTTGAACTGGTGGCCGCAGCCTCCGTTGTTAAAAACTGAGAAATCTCAAATTCTGTGAGACGTGTTCCCACATTCGGGGGTGTTCGGGAAATGTTGGGTACCCTGGGTACAAACTGCCCCATATCGGACACTTTCCCTAAGTCCTTATAGGGTAACGACTTAGGGTTTCCAACCTGGCAGTCACAGCATATAGGGGGTGCAACTTTTGTACCCCTACAAAGTGTGCATGACAGAACTTGGCAGTGGAGCTGACATTCTACGGCACTGGTGCCCCATATGGTGATTGGCGGTCAACTTGACGTAGACTGGGTCACCGGTGTTCAGTCTCTGGTCTGTACGCCATTTCTCTCACCGGGCCTTCACAAGGGAAGGCTGAGACGGGCTAAACCCTTGCAGCGTAAGGGTTTGTGCCGATTATGCAACCCCTGAATCTAAAGGGAATTATGGAGCCGATTGCCATAAACCCTTTGATATCAAAGGGTTGAGAGAGCCAGTTTATTAGGGCAACCCGTTTTGGACGGTATTCTGGACGGGCTACCTAAATCGATTTAGACGCGGGTTTAGGCGATTTGAGGAGGTGCGTGGGACTACGTGTCATAGAAATCCTGGCAGAACCATACGCGAGATTGGGCTCTCTAAATCGATTTAGGACACCGCAGAATCGACGTCTTGAAAATCAGGTGGGGGTATACGCAATTTTCGTACGGGACGCGTAGGGAGGACGTGGGACGCCTTAGAGAAGGGATTTTAACACGTCCAGAAGACCCTACTTCAGGGGAACGAGTCTGGTCTGCCATTAGGAACGAGAACAGCCCGCAATGTCAATAAACACGCGGGCTGCAGGGCTGGTGGTAGGTGGTGGGCAGGTGGTTCAGGCAAGAGGCCCTTCATAGAAGGCGAGAGAGGCCGCTTGTAGGGCCTTGATTCTCTTCTCAACCCGCGCCAAATCTTGCCGTGCCTCTTTACGTCGCAAGGTGAACTCGCCCTTCCGGTCAAGAATACCAG